TACCGATGATGTGCGTGTTCTGCAAAGCAAAGTTGGTGCCGTCCGACCATATCGTCATGGTCTTGCCTGCGGGAATCGTCACGCCCGTACCGGCTGCCGTGGTGTTGCCAATCACAGTCGAGTTGTAGATCGTGGCGGCGTAGCTGCTGGCGTTGTAGATGACGTAGGTCTTCTCGGCCGGAGGGGCGTAGACGGCAAAAGCTGCGGTGGTGGTTGTGGTCAGCGCAATGGTCTGATTGCGTGACTGATCCGGTGCGCCGTTGAGCGCGGTCAGCGCTTGGTTGGCCGACGTGATCGACACCGAGGTGTAGCCAGCAATCGCAGACTCAACAAGCCCGCCAAGGTTGGTGTTCGTGGTTGTGCCCCACACACCGGCCTGATCGCCCGTGGTGATGAGTTCAATCCGAAGGGATGGGGAGTAGGTACTCATGGTGGTTCCTTTTAGCGGAAAATGTGGACAAGAACCCTGTCAGCATCAACTTTTGTGTTAACGCCACTGTTTACGGCAATACGAACTGAGGTTGTCAACATGGTGGTGGCAGCGTTATCGTCAAGTGAAACAAATCTTCCAGACCCGCCAGTGACGCCCGCCATCCCACCAACGGAATAGTTTGCATCTGGCATCGCAGTTGTAAAGTTGATTGTGTAGTCTCCAACGCCGTTATCCGTGATTGAAGTGACGTTTCCAGAGGCGCGAATGCCAAAGGAGACACCGCCGTTGAAGTTAACCCAAGCCCGACACTTGTAGTTCTCCGTCCCTTCCGGGTTCAGCCAAGTGTTGAACTTTGCGGTGCTCATGGCTTGAGACCGTCCGCGATCAGTTTCAGCTCAGGGATGCCCGGTGCCGAGTCAATGTCAGTCTGGATGGCGGCGTACTTGTCGCGCACGGCTTGACGCGCAGTCTCAGCAGCGGCGGCTTCCGAGGGGATGGTGGCCTTGATGTCCAGAGGTGCAAACTCAGCGGTGCGCTTGGCACGGCGAATGTCGTGGACGATGGTCTTGGCTTTGTCGATGTTGACGGTAATCATGCTGTGTACTCCCAAGCGTTGCGGAATGTGCGGTCTGTCGGGATGTCGGACACATCCACAATCTTAAACGGCTTGCCAGCAGGCACGTCTTTTTCAGCGATCTGCTGGATGGTCAGGCCACTTTCGGGCGCGGGGATCAAGATTTTCACGCCGCCTTCGTCGGTGGGGTAAATAATTCGTTGGTTCATTTGAAAGCTCCTTGTGAATTTGGTTTAGCGGAAGATGGCGACAGATTCAGACGACCCATCTGCCGCCACTGCTGCTTGGCTGGAAAATAAGCGAACAAGTGAAGTTGTGCGCGGTGTGGCGTTAGTCTCGTAAAATCCAATCGGCGCGTTACCCGTTCCAAAAGCGCCGGTCATCGCAACCACTGCATAATTCGCATCCGGCATCGCTGTCGTAAAGTTGACCGTGTAATCGCCAACACCGTTGTCCGTGATGCTCGACACGTTGTACGAAGCCCGGATGGCCACAGTCCCTGTACCGTTGAAGTTCACCCATGCGCGGACAGACGCCTGACTCGCACTGGCCAGCGTGGTGGTATCGGGGAACGTCAGTCCCGTCGTACCGTTTACTTTCATGCCCATGCCGTACTCCTTAAACCACGGTCCATGTGGAACCCGTGGAAACTTCAACCTCGACGCCTGTGGCGATCTCAACAGGCCCAGCCGTCATGGCATTGAAGGTCGAAGGGATCACATACGATGTCGTGATTGTAAGCGGCGACAGGTAAAAATCCTGTCGCAAATTGTTGGGGAAGTCTGGCGACCCGGTGCCCGCTTCGTTTGTAATTGAATTTACGCGTATTTGGCTCATGGTTTACCTTTCAGCGGAAGATGGATACGCAAAGCGTTGGAGCGTCAAACTGCGCTCCGCCGCTGTAGTTATACGTCCTAAATGACTGTCCGCTTGTGGTTGTTGTTGTAATGTAGGTTAAAGGAACTCCGCTAGTAATAGCAGTGTCGCCTCCGCCAAATACAGCCGCATAATTCGCATCCGTCATGGCGGTTGTGAAGTTCACCGTGTAGTTGCCAGTCCCGTTGTCCGTGATACTTGACACGTTGAAGCTGGCCCTGATCGCCACAGTGCCCGTGCCGTTGAAGTTTACCCATGCCTTAGCCGACCCTTGCACAACGGTAGCCACTGGGACCGAAAGCGTTCCAAGCAAGTTGGAGAGCGTGTCTGCTTTGATGGTGCTCATGGTTTACTCGTACAAGATGTTGATGGAGCCAGCGTCAAAGGTGTCAGTGCCGTTGACAGTGGTGATGCGAACACGGTCTAGGGTGCCGCCAAGGGCGAGTGAGCCCGCTGTACTATATATGCTGACCGCATCTGATCTACCAACAGCACCAGCAGCAGTCCAAGTATTTCCTGTTTGCAGAGTCAAAACAATGCTCCCGTGAATAACGCAAACTGCCCCCCAGTTTGCTGTGTTTACGCCAATACCAAAACCTGAAGTAAACAACGCGGCGGCAACTCCTCCGTTAACAGTAATTGAGTTACTCCCTAGATACCCGGCTGTTGTTACACTTCCTGCCCCAATTTGAATTTGCGGTGGGGATGTTCCGTTGGTACTCACACCAACAAACATCACCGTGATCCGCTTGACCCACGATGGGATGCCAGTGAAGTCAATCGAAGTGCCCGAGGTGGATGCCACGGCAGTGCCGGAGACAATAGCGCTGTTGACGCCGTTGAGCACAAATGTCCCGGCCCCGTCTGGCAGCGACTGCGTCCGGTCGGTGTTGCTGTTTGGGCTGGCAATTGTGAACGTGCCAGTGCCGCTGACGTTGCCTGAGATGGTTACTTTACTCATGGCAGCGTCCCTTCAACCCAGTTTTGCTGAGCCTCGTCCCACACATAATACTTGCCATCGTCAGGCATGGGCACAGGAGCGCCCCACAGGCAAGTGCCCTCATCCAGCAACCAGCTTGGGAATGGCTTTGGGGGGATGAAAGCATCACGCGACACGTCGTACATGTAACCGATACCTGCGTAGTTCTTGCGCAGCGGTGTGCCGCCGTTCGCGTGGACACCGCCGTGGGTGTTGTAACTGGTGCGCTTGCAGAGTTGTCCGCGCACGTTTGCGTAGTACGCCTCCCAGTCAAAATTGGACTCATCCCGCCCAACGATGACCTCAGTGACCAAAAAATTCTCGTCCAGAAAAGCGTAATGTGCCATTGTTGCCTCACGCAAGCGTAACGGTGCCGGTGCCCGCTGTGAAAGAAGTTATCTTGAACCCGCCAGAGGTGGCAGTTGACGAAGTCAACCCAGCGCCGATAGTCAGCGTTTTTGTACTCGGGTACTTCAAAACTACAACGCCAGACCCGCCACTTCCGGGTGTTTGTGTGTTATTCCAACACGCACCGCCACCGCCACCACCACGGTTTGCCGTGCCCGCCTGCGCCTGAACGACTCCGCCAGAATAGTCAGCAGCTCCGTTGCCGCCGCCGCCACTTCCCCCAAGGGCCACAAAGTATGACAAGTTTGCGTTCATGGCACCGCCACCTCCGCCAGCGTAAGTCACGGACGAACCAGTGATGGTTGAGGCTCTGCCAGCACCGCCGCTTTGCGTTGCACCTGCTGTGGCCAACAATCCTGCGCCACCAGCACCACCGCCACCACCACCTGAATTGCTGGTTGCTACTGCGCCCACATTACCTTGACCGGAAACCGCAGTGCCAGAGACACTGCCGCCACCACCGGCACTACCCCCAGACCCTGATGTACCACCGGCTGTGGGAAATCCATTACCGCCGCCAAAACCAATAACTGAACCAAGCACTGAGTTTGATCCTATCGCGCCAGCACCGCCGCCAGCACCAACCGTCACCGTGTACGCGGTTCCTTGGATAAGGCTTGTTGTTCCCTCGGTCATACCGCCAGCACCGCCACCGCCGCCGTAATATATGCCGCCGCCGCCGCCACCTCCGCCCACAACAAGGTAGGCGACAGGCACAGCTTGGTGTTCTGAAAACTGAACCCACAATGCGTTTACCGAGTCATACCACTCAGGCTCGTTGGTTGTGCTGTTCATTCGGTACATGCCGGACGTTGGTGTAACTGGGCGTTGCGCAGTCGTGCCTATGGGCATCAGGGCGGCTCCTGTGGGGGAATCCACAAAAGTGTTTGGTGTTTGCACACCAGTTGTTCCGTCGATGGATACTGCCATGTCTTACCCCTTAAACCACGGTCCAGCGCGAGCCAGAAGGCACAACCACGCTGACACCGGAATTGACTGTCACAGGCCCAGCGCTTATTGCGTTGTTGCCTGCGTTGATGGTTGAGCTGACGCTGATTGTGGCTGAGTTCTCGATGTAGCCCATGCCACCAATGACTGCCCGCTCTGCGGGGTAGGCCACAAACACATCCTTGCTGCCTGCAGCGAAGTTCACCAGCGACCCTGCGTTTGAGGACTCCAGCACGGTGTCCCGGGACAGCGTTGTGCCCGACGAGGTGTATGTGCCGATGCCCACTTCCCATGTGCCGCTGGAGGAGTCAACGATGGTGTAGTACGTGGTGTTGCCGTCCCCGATGACGGAGAACGCCTGAAAGCCTGCAGCCGCAGCGCCAAGCGTGATTGTGCCCGTACCCGTTGTGGTGGTACTGGACTTGACGCGGTCTTTTACAACGAGGGCCATGTTCTTTCCTTACGGCTGGGTTTTGATGAGCTGCCAGTTTGGGGCATCGGCCGTTCCGATGTTCTGCCACACACCGCCACCAGCCGACACCACAGACTGCCATCCGCCGGGGGCATCGGTCGAGATGGCCCCCCATCCAGCAGTTTCACTATTGCCGACATTTTGCCACGC